CTGCATGATGCTAACGGGAATTTCTATAGCGATTCGCAGTTAACCGATTACATTAACTCTGCCAGAGAAAGAGCTGTCAGAGATACTGGATGTTTGCGTGAAATTGTTATTACGCAAACGCCATGTCAAGTCGCACCCACAGCAACCATTGGTAGTGTGACACCAACTAACCCAACTGCTTGGGTAGCAAATACAAGCGTTACTTTAAACAGCTTTGTATTTTCAAATATTTTTATTTATCAATACACTACTGCGGGAACTTCAGGTTCTACAGCACCTGCTTATCCTGCTAACGGTACAAACAATTACAGCAACTACCCTCCAACAGCTCCCTTTGCAGACGGGTCAGCCCAATTGACTTATGTGGGTAATTGCGAGAACATTAGCTATGCAGCTTTGACACAGTTAATGGGGTCATCCCCATTGTCACCAAGCTCTGGAAACACAGTCTTAGACATTATCAACATCAATCTGTACTGGGGTAATACTCGTGTACCGATGGATTACTTAGCTTGGAGTGATTTCAATGCACGATTAAGATTTTGGCAAAACTACATTGGCAGACCTTTAGCCTTTAGTATTTATGGTCAAGGACAAATCTATTTAGGACCAGTACCCGATCAAATCTATCAAATTGAGATTGATTGCGTAGTTTTGCCTAATCCATTGTCATTAAACACGCCAACAGTAACGGATGTAATAAACGATCCGTATAGCACTATGGTTAAGTTCTACGCTGCTTATCTTGCTAAATACTATGAACAAAGTTATGGTGAAGCCGAGATTTACAAACAGGAATACAGCAAACAGGGTGCATCTGTGCTTAACAGTACATTTACCCGTAGGATTCCTAGCGTTTACAGTAGTCCATACTAATCATGGCAGCAGCCGAACAGAAAAAGTCATATCAGGTTGTTAAGGCTTTTAAAGGTCTTAACACTAAAGCAAACCGCACTGCAATTGATGAAAATGAATTTTCTTGGATTGAAAATGCTCAACCTATTGGTTCAGGAAACATTAAAATTGTTCCTAACAGTAGCGCAGTCCAAAACAGCTCTAATGTAGCAGTTACTTTTGGTAACGATGTTGTTTACCTTACTTCTTGTAATTTAAACATTTCAGACTACATTGTTGGATTTTTATCGGATGGATCAGCTCAATATTTCAACATTAACAACAACACTTTTGGTAATGTAGCGCCAGCAGGTACTTTTTCTACTGTAGGCGTTTCCGATTTATATCCTATCAATACTTCTCAATGGTATAACGACAGAATGTTGATTCTTGATCCAGTCAAAGGTTACTTTACTTGGGATGGCAATGTCGTAATCAGCGTAGGCTCAGTTGGCACAATTGCTTTAACTAATAAGGGTACGGGATACAACACTGCACCTACCGTAGTTATTTCAGGACCAGATCAAACAGGCGGAGATCAAGCTAATGCGGTAGCTACTTTAGTAAGTGGTGGCAATACAGTGGCTTCCGTCAGTTTAGTAAATGGCGGTACGGGATACACAAATAATGCTAATTTATCCGTTACCTTTAGTGGTGGCGGTGGATCAGGCGCTAATGCTATTGCTGAAATTACTACTTTTGCCACAGGCACAGTTTATGTCAATGTAATTTCTGGTGGTTCTGGTTATATCAATGCTGCCAATACAATTGTGACAATTTCTGGTGGCGGTGGCACGAACGCAGCAGGAACGGCAATCATTTCAGGCAATACCATTACTCAGGTCATTATGACCAACAATGGTACAAACTATACTAATTCTGCCAATATTACCGCTACGGTAGCGGGAGGCGGTGGATCAGGCGCTGTATTACAAGCCAACATTAACTCAAACAAAAACTCAGGAATAGCGAGCTTTTCAGGGCGTGTTTGGATTGCCCAAGGGCGAACTATCTATTACTCGGCTGCGGGGTCGTATAGCGACTTTACAAGCGTTTCAGCAGGTAATTTTGTTATCACAGACGGAACATTGCATGGAAACATACAGCAGATTCTTTCTGCTAATAACTTTTTGTATATTTTTGGCGATGATTCCATCAATGTATTCTCAGATGTTAGGGTTACTGCTAGTGGCTCTACTATTTTTACAAATACTAATGTGAGCGCATCGGTAGGGTCAAAGCTAACTTATGCTATTTTCCCCTACTTCCGATCAGTATTATTTATGAATAACTACGGGGTATATGCCCTTGTAGGTTCTACAACTAGCAAATTGTCAGATTCTTTGGATGGAATGTTTCCAAATATTGACTTTGTGACTGAGGAGGTTACGGCTGGTCAGGTGCTTTTAAACAACATTTTGTGCGCTGCATTTAATTTTAGATACCACGATACCACTTTTACTAACAGTTATCGGTACATCCAAGCGGTGTTTTTTGAGAAAAAATGGTTTATTACAAGCCAAGGTAACGATATGAAGTACACCACTTCCGTACCTGTAAGTGGAATTATCAATATGTACGGTGTAAGAGGCAGAGATTTGTACCGCTTATATCAGGATTCAACATCGGCAATTACCAGTCGTATTCAGACTGCATTAAATCCAATGGGCGATCCAATTCGGACCAAGCAAGCATTGAAATTTGCGGTTGAAGCTACCACCACTACAGGCGTAGAAATTGCTGTAACAGTAGATTCTGAACAAGGTTCTAGCCCTCCTTATGTATTGGGTAATTATGTCACTTGGTACAACAATTCCAACGCTATCATCCCTTGGATTAACAACAGTTCTACTGTAATATCTTGGATAGGTGGTACAGGATATGAACTGTATAAATCAGATGCGCAACAATGGGGTAAATATTTAGGGTTGACACAAACTTCAAACTCAGCAGGTTTTGTGGTCAATACATTTGAATTTGAACATGAATTGAGAGTGAGGTTCTAAATGGCTGGAGTTCCGTTTGTCTTTGGTAATGCTACAACGAGCATACCTTTAAGTAACCTAGATGCCAATTTTAATACTGGCGTAACCATTGGAAATACCACCGTTGGTCTAGGAAACACTGTCACCACGCTTGGTAATGTCACATTAACTAACGCTACTGTTTCTTCCGCATCCATTACTGACTCTGGATTAACTTCTGGTCGTGCTGTTTATACAGGTACTGGTGGATTATTATCTGCTAATGCCAATTTAACTTATGACGGAACTACATTTACAGCCGTCAATGATGCTTCTATATCAGGTCTTACTGTTGGTAAGGGTGGTGGTGCTGTTGCTACTAATACTGCTTTTGGACAGTCTGCACTTCAAGCAAACACCACCGCATCTAACAACACAGCAGTAGGTTATCAAGCTGGTTATAGCAACACTATTGGTAATAATGATTTCTTTGGTTATCAGGCTGGATTTAGCATTACCACTGCAAATGGTTCAGCATTCTTTGGTTACATTGCTGGTAAAGCAACCACTGCGTCTGACAATACTGCATTTGGTTTTGCTGCACTGACTGCAAACACTACGGGTGTTATGAATACGGCTGTTGGTGGTGGTCAAGCGGGTGTTGTCGCAAGCTCACTTGGTAACAATACAACTGGTTCATATAATACCGCAGTTGGTCATCAATCATTGCGAGCAAACACCACCGCATCTAATAACACAGCAGTAGGTTATCAAGCTGGGTATGCTTCAACTGGTTCAGCAAACACTTTCGTTGGGCAAAATGCTGGTTCATCAGTAACTAGCGGAACAAACAATACAGTTTTAGGAGCGTCTGGCTCACAAACACTTACTACTGGTTCATATAATTTAAGTCTTGGATTTGCAACAAGGTTTAGTTCTTCTTCAATTTCTAGCGCAATTATTATTGGTTCTGGAAACCTTGAAAACAACGACAAAGGCAGTAGCACGGGATATATCAATCCTAATGGTGGTGGTGTATATCAAGGTAATAACTCAACTCTTTGGTCTATTACTTCTGATGAAAGACTTAAAAAGAACATTGTTGATAACACCGATGGTTTAAATAAAATTACCGCTATTCAAGTACGCAATTTTGAATATCGCACAGCAGATGAAATTACTGAATTAGAACCACAAAACGCTATTGACATTAAAGGTGTTCAATTAGGTGCTATTGCCCAAGAATTACAAGCAGTATTGCCTGATTGCGTAAAAACAGAATCAACTGGTGTAATGTCTGTTGATGCAAGCAATATTACTTGGTATTTAATTAACGCAGTAAAAGAACTCAATGCTAAAGTAACCGCATTAGAAGCACAATTAGGAAAATAAAATGACAACTTACACAACCACAATCAATTCAATGTACACCTTGCCTAATCCTACGGGATATGTAGTTAATGTCTTGTTTACTGTTAGCGGAACAGACGGACAAAACACAGCAGAAATTGATGGAAATATTAGTTTTACTCCAGAAGCTGACCAACCTAATTATGTGCCTTACGATCAGCTTACAGAAGCTGAAGTATTAGGATGGATTAACGAAGCTACTGACAATCAGGTTAACTACTATGCCAACATTGACGGACAGATTGCCTCAATCGTGAATCCGCCTGTAAGCCCATCTAATACAGCATTACCTTGGAGTGCATGATGATTAAGCTAGAACTAGAAATTAACGATGTAAATTACATTTTGCAAACTTTAGGCGAATTGCCAACCAAAACAGGTGCTTGGACATTGTTTGCTAAGATTAAAGAGCAAGCTGATCCACAAGTGCCACCACCAGAAGAAGCATCCGTTCAATAAGGAGTAGTTATGGGAATCAACGCTTTTACACCATCTGGTAACACCGTTGTTTTAACGGCTGCTACTTCTTATCCAAGTGCCATACAAGCTACCTCAAGTTCAGGTAGCAGTATGCAATACCGAATT